TTTATCGAAGAAGTTTTTATGAAGAAAGAAAAAAAAATCAAAGCGTGGTTGTTATTATGTGATACTGAACCTCCATACGAGGTTTTCAAGGTTGTAGATTTCGGAAACATACAAAAGTTTTTTCTTTTCTCCCAAACCAACCTTATCAAAGGACTGATTGAGGAAGCGGAGGGGATGAAAAAATCAAGACATCCTCTTGATTGCGATTTCCATATTACAGGTAGTACCAAAGGTTGCGATTGTGGGTTGGAAAATGGAAACAACACTCTCCAAAAAGTAATTGATTATCTTAAAGAATGAAATTCTTTCGTTGGATATGGGACGAGATATTCGGTGAAAAACCAAGTGACTTTTTCGGAACGTTATTTTGGGCGTTTTTTATGTGGATTATAATTGGTACCGTTGTCGTGGCGACAATTTTTCTAGCCCCTATGTAATTTCGGGTACGCCAAATCAGAAAGAATTTCTTCGTCAATCGGGACCCGTTTCACCGGCTTCAACTGTTTTCTCCGATGATAGCTCTCGCGCGCAATTCGCCGGCGGACCTCGGGGTGAGCCGCTGCCCAGCGCTCCCATGCGGCGCGAAGTTTATCTTTATTCTTTTTTCTGTACTCGATGTAGTACTTTTTAGGCATCACCATAATTGAGCATGCCCTTGATCTCTTCGGCGCCGATGCCGTCGCCGAGCAAATCCCGAGCAAGTTGTTGTTTTGTCCGGAGAATCTTCCGGACGTATTCGTCTATGGTCCCTTTTGCTAAAAGATTATAGACGAGAACCGACCTTTGTTGTCCCAAACGATGCGAACGTCCTTCGCGTTGCTCCATTTTCGCCAAGCTCCACTCCTGATCGTAGTGAATGACGCATGAAGCCGCTTGAATGTTCAAGCCATACTGACCGGCACTCGTCATCACTAAAACTTTGTGTTCATCCTTGAAATTGAAATCATCAATGACTATTTGCCGTGCGCTATTCGTAACATCGCCGGTAATCTTTAGCGGATGGTATTCTTTGAGTTCACGCTCAAGAATATCCGCCATGCCGGAGAAGAACGTGAATACAATCACTTTGCGATCTTCCGCTACTACTTCCGACAATACCTCACGCAACGCCTCGAGCTTTGAAGAATCGGTTTTCTCTCCGACAAGCTCGAGGGAATTTGCTATCTGCCGGAGCCGGAGCATCTTCGTAAGAGTGTTTTGAATCGTGATTGGGTTCTCAAGTTTTGAAATGTCTTCTTTCAATATCTCATGCAAAAGCTCTTTGCGGATTTTCTGGTACAATTCCCATTCCTTTTCGGATAAAAGGAACGGGACATCGGAAACGATCTTCTCCGGAAGCTCTGGCAACACGTCTTCTTTGCGCCGGCGGATCATAAAACGCTTGATGCGCTTTTGTAATTCCTCAAGATGCTGATAGCGGTAGATCCCGCCCCACATGTTTTTCACGCAGTAGCGCTCAACAAAACTATAATAGCTTCCCAACACTCCGGGCATGCACCAGTTAATTATGCCCCACAGTTCATCTGGACGATTTGATATCGGCGTACCGGTAAGGGCAATTCGGTGTGCCGCATTGAGCTTGGTGATCGTCTTATAGGTCTTTGTGAATGGATTTGCTATTCGAGTCGCCTCGTCCGCCACGATCATACCCCATTTTACCCTTGAAATTGCGTCAAAATCCCTTTGTAGCAGCTCGTAATTCGCAATCTTGATGTCTGATGCCTCTTTCCATCTCTTCTCGCGTTCTAGGGCATTTCCGTCGATCACGGTCGTGGACGCGGCCGGCAGAAAACGTTTTATCTCTTGTTCCCATTGGTATTTGAGTATCGCCGGACAAAAGACCAACACCGGATATGTTTTTGTCCGTTCAATCACCGCCAAGCTTTGTATGGTCTTGCCCAAACCAACCTCATCAGCCAACAAGCCCGAACCGGCGCGCCATAAAAATTTTGACCCAACACGCTGATAGGGAAATAACGGCAAGGTAGTATCGAATCCGGTTTCTTCTTTGTCAGCCAGCGCTTCAAGTTCTATACGATCGACTTCGGCCGATCGCATAGAAGCATACGCCTTCGGATCAATCAAAAACCCGCGCCTTGCCAGTTTTTCAACGTGCTCCAGGGACCCGACAATAGGAATAAACCACGCACGAACGCGCGGATCGTACCTGCGAGCTGGCAAATGCTTTACCAATGCGACCAGTGTTGCATTATACGGAAACGTGATTTTTAATTCTTGTCCGGCTGACTCAATTTTCATACAACTGACATTGCGCATTTAATCTATCCCGATAACACCAATAGAATGTGCAACTGCACACTGCTGGCTTCACAGGTTTCACAACCGGCGTTGTGGTAGGTTCTACTACCGGCAATGGCATTATCACAACAACCGGCGACGCTTCTTCAATCACCGGCTCGGGTACGGGTTCTGATACAGTAGGCGGGGCAATCTCCACAACCGGCCCAAGAGAATGTATGGGTGCTACGCCAGGCGTCAATGGAATTATGGATGACGGTACGGGGAATGTAACCGGTGGCACGACAACGGGCGCCACAACAACCGGCGGCATAATCCTGCCCTGCGCCTTTGCGTCTTCCGGAGGAAGCAGCAATGGCGCGGGTACGGGCGTCGCTATCGGCTCCGGTAAACGCACATCCATATCGAACGAGCTTTGCATCGTTACTACTAATAGCAACGAAAGCACAAACGGGATGAGTAAAAATATGTACATAGTTTTTGATCCGCCGCCAACAACAACGCAACTCCGCTACATTGACGCGCCTCGTTGCGTTAGCGTTATCGGCGAATTGTAAAGGTAATAGCTTTTTTCTTTGATGATGAAAAGCGCTATCGAACTTTCGGTTGTTTTTTACACGGGTATACTCCGAGCCGTGATCCGTCTGATTCCGGATCGCCACTGTTCTGTTTTGATTGTGAACATGCAAACAATAGTATCTCCACCAGCAATAAAAGTATTCGAGGTTTTACACCTGCGCGACACCAGCGACTATGTGATAGGCGTAGCGGTGAAGCGCGCCATCATAGACCATTCTTATCACGTCAGGCATTGTAGCGCCTCATCTCTGCCCATTTGTGCGCTTGCGGCAAATGAGCAGGGTCAAGCGCTTATTCCACTTCTTCCACACTCATCAATTGAAACGCACTATCAGCGTCAGTTTTTCCGGAATCCCCAAACAGGAAAAATCCCGCTTCCTCGATTGCTTCTTCTTCATTTTTCGCCGTGACATCCGCGCTACCGGTAAACGTTACTATGTATTTTTTCATTTTCGTTTCGCGTAAAACGCACTATCAGCGTCAGTTACATTTTATGTATAATGTATCGTCCGACCTTTTTTAATTTCGTCCTAGGGCGTTATAGAGCGTCGTTTTCCGGCAGATGTCAAATTATTCCCTTACCGGCATCAAAAGCGCCCGCGCCCTCTGCGTATCGTTTTCCGCAAACAGCGCGATTGGCTTTTCCGTGCCGTATAGTTTTAATTTTACGCTCGACATTTTATTGAGCTTTGACAGCGTATTCAGCAATTCCGCGAGTAACTTCCCATTGATTGTTATTTCAAGAACCGGCGCGCCGGATGGGAATATGGCTTCGTAATCCGGAAACGTGCCGTCAACAACTCGCGCCGTTGTTGTACTTTGCGATAGCGTATCGTCAACCGTCAGGAATGTCGCGTTGTCCTTATCAAGATGTTTTATCGCCGCGTACTCAAGCGCTGGCAATGTCTTATGCTTCGGTATCTTGAGTTTTGACACCGCTCGCGCGTCCACAAGAAATGGAGAGAAGCCGCGCATGGCGTCCGGAAATTCTTCCGGCTTCACATTCGCGGGCGTGGATATTTCCAGCAAGCGGAAAGTGTCCGTAGCTACAACCATGTCTTTTTTGAAAAACACGGCGGCAAGCTCCGGTCGTCTCTCCGACTTGTCCGCGAAACGGGCAACCTCGATGTTTAATGAATTATACAACATGATTTTATTATTTTTAATCCTTCGGAACTGCCGACCATGCGGCTCGCGCCGCCCAGCTCCTCATTATTGCCGATAAAGACGCTCTTGCGACCTTTACCGGCAATATCAAGAGCTATCTATTCGCACCCGTTCCCGCCGCCTGCGGCTTGCAACTCTTGCCGTGCCGCGAACCTGTCGACACTCCGCAAGACGGACACCTGCCCTTCCTACTCCACCGCTTCGGATTTTTAATGCGAAAGTCCGATAGCACAATCTTCTCCGCCGCTATCCAATCGCTGTCGCTCCCCACCTCAAGCGTCAAGTGAATGTAATCCTCCAAGTCCTCCGCCGTCCTCACCGACTGCGGCAATATGTGGAGTGATACGCTTCCGCTTGACGCGTCCATAACCGCAACCTCGCGCGCTGTTGTTTTATTGCTCATGATTTTTGCTTTGCTGTTATTTTTTAATGTTGAGTGAGCCGCCGACCATTCAGCCCCTCATCTATGAGCCGCGACCAGCGCGGCGCATAGTCAAGAGCCAAGCCCTTACGCCGTTGCTTCTTTTTCAACGCATGGCTTACATTGTCCATGCTCCGCGATAGCGGCGAGGTCGCCATCTTCACTTATAAAACCCTCCGCGCCGCAGTTGCTACACGATACAAGCATTTCAAGCTTGTCGCTTCCGTTGAACATGGCGACACTGAAATCGTCAGCAACCAGAAAAACATTCCCCGATGAAGGATTGAACTCAACCGCTACGCCGTCCGATAGATTGTTTTCTCCCTCCCACTTGTCCGCGTTTTGGTATGCGCTTAATAACTTTGCCGCCATCTCGCATTCCCTATTTCCGAACGTGCTCAAATCTCTGGTGTTTGTCATAATATTTTTATTTTTTATTTCACACCCTCGCCCGACCATGCGGGGATGTTTCCTTGCAATACTGCGCCGACAAAAACAACGACGGCGAGAAAAAGAATAAGACCGATAAACGCCTTTGCTATTTCGATTGTATCGGCTCGCGCCTCGGCGCGTTTTATGTCGCGCCATGATAGAGAAAATTTATTTTGAATGTATGACATGATATTTTTTATTTTTGCGCTCTGCTACGTAACCGCGAGAGAACGCGAGAGATGCGGCGCGTTGCGAATGTGCGCGGCGATACTCTGGCCGGAAGAGTGAAAAACTTTGATGATGTTTTGCGCTCTTTTTGAAAGCTCTTGACGCCCTGTAACGTTGTGTTATTTTATGGCGGGAGCTTTGAGCTATTGAGATGAGTATACTCTCTTTATAATTTATTGTCAAGGGTTTTGAGGCGATTTTTAACTTGACTTCCGTTTTGGCTTTAAAAACACAAAATTCCTTGACAATAAATTGTCTCTATTTTCTAGTTTCCCTTTGACAAAAAACCCTCTTTTTCTCCTAGTTCTTATATACTATACTACTACTTTTTTTTTTTTATTATATATATACAGCCCTGTAAGGGGGTATGGGGGGGGTAGTTATAGTTATCCACAGCCCCCGAAATTTGCGTGAAACTGTTTCACGGGGTTGTTAGGATACTTCGCATAATGATTATTAAGCGAACTATCGTATATTATAGCGTATGTATGCGGTAGTTTTTTATGGTCTGAATGTTTCACGATGTTTAACGCCGTGAAACACCGTGAAACACCGTGAAACATGTTTCACGGTTAGACGAAGGGGTGGAGATGGCGCTTCGACCCCGTCATACTTTTATAATCTTGTTATCTGGTATGTTCGGGGGATGCTTGTTGCAATTTTAAAAAAATTAGAATATAGTAAAGGGGTATGGAAGAAAAGATATGTGGATGTTGTAAAAAAATACTTCCAATTTTAAATTTCTGGAAAGATCCTTTTAGAAAAACTGGTTTTTGTCGTTGCTGCAAGAACTGTGAAAAATTACGTCGTAGAGGGAAGAAAAGAAAGTATTATCCGGAAATTGAAAAAAGAAGAAATAAAAATCCAATACGGCATAGACGCCATCTCGCGAACGGTGCCGTTAGGTATCATTTAAAAGTGGGGCATATCTCACAATCGGTCTGTTTTTGTGGAGAAAAAGACGTTGTTGCTCATCATAAAAATGGCTACGATAAGCCGAACTATTTAGTTATTGAGTGGATGTGTAAACTACACCATTTTCAAAAACACGGTATGATGTTAGAATGATTGTGGCTGTGCTATCTTTTTGTCCAAAGCAAACGATCTAACCCAAGAAATCCTCAAACACATTTTCTCTGTCGGTGGTTTCGCATGGCGCGCAAATACCGTCGGTGTGTTTGATCCTGTCCGTAGAATCTATCGTACAGCGCCCAAAAAGGGGGTCAGCGACGTGTTAGGATGCTTCCACGGCCTTTTCATCGCCGTAGAGGTAAAAATAGCCAAAGACACGCTTTCGCCCGAGCAGGAAGGATTTATAGAATCAATCAACCACGCCGGAGGCCATGCATTTGTCGTACATACGTTTGACGAATTTGTCGAAACATGGCGCGCTATCTTCAATGTTTAACCTGTGGATATCTGTGCATAACTCTTCTTGCTTGACTTTCTCTGCGAGTTGCGTATATAGTGAAGCAGGAGGCTGGTGGTGATAGTGTTGATGACTATCATTGCGTAATTCGTTGAAATGTTTCAACATGAAGAAACAATTCAGCGTTCTACAATCCAGCCGCAGAATAACTTCAACGACTTGTCGTCTGGAGTTATTTTGTTTATGACAATGGATTTCATTATTCAATTTATTTTCACTGTTTGCGCGGTCCTTGTGGGAATTTTACTCGCAGAATTTTTTAAACCTGTTATCAAGCGTGCGCTTAGTAACAGAGTCAAAGAAATTCAACGTTCTGTCGGTATCCGTCCGAAAATTGAGTTCGGGTCCCCTTCAAAACGCGCGGAAGAAAAACAATTTTTAAACGCAATCGCACCGGAACATGAATAATGAGATGCCCCGCGGAGGAGTCAACGAACTTTTAAAATCATCTGACGGACGACGGTATCTGGGGGAACTGCAACGCCGCTATAAAGATGATCTCGAACAGCCGGTTGATCGGCGCACCGGAAAACCGAACCCGCGTTTTTATCAGCTGTACGGAAAAAAACTCAAATACCAACAGGATGTCTACGAACGGGACGTGCGCGATTCTAAAGACCAACACGCTGAACTAGCTGACAGAAAAAAATTCGATGATAAAAACAAACGATGAAAAAAAACTAGTGAAACTGAACGGCATGCAAATGCCGGTGGATTCGTTTCTTGAAACATTTTACTACAAGAAGTTTGCGCGTTTGTTTGTGAAGTACGAAGGCAACCTGATGAAAGCGTATGGAGAAACTTTTGGTTCCGCCGGCAGCGAGATTGAACGCTTGTTCGGGAAAGCAAACGCAATCCTTGAGCGCCCCGAAGTGCAGTCAGAAATTAAAGAGTACCTTCCGGAAGATAAAGAACTATACGACGTGTACAAATCGGCAATACGGTCCGCAACTCCCGTAACGATTGAATGGGCGCAGAAGCTGAAAGCGGCAGAAACGATGTTGAGAGTGAAAGGACATTTGGGAGATGAGGGAAGCCAACAAGTCACAAACAATGTCGTGATGGTGATTGAGAAGTGATATGAAAGTTTCTTTCAAAAATCCTAAAACTGAAATGGCTCTGCGAACATGGGAACTGAATCCATCGCAGGAACGCTTCTGGCTGGAGAAAAAAAAATACGTTTTGTTTTCCGGAGGATTCGGATGTGGGAAGTCCCTGATGCTGGTTTTGAAAGCGATTGAGTTGTCGCTCAAGTACCCGGGAAATTTTATCCTGATGGGACGAAAGACCTATGTCGAGTTGCGGGATTCTTTGTGGAAAGAATTTATTGTAACGTGTCCTCCGGAGTTTCTTGACGGCGAACCGAGGCGGGGAGAAATGAAGATCGTATTTACGAACGGATCGGAAATAATTTTTCGGCATCTGGATACGATCGCGGAAACCGAACTCCGTTCTCTCAACCTCGGCGCGGCGTTCATAGATCAAGCAGAAGATATTTCAAAAGAAGTCTTTCTTGCTCTGCAAGGAAGATTAAGGCGAGAAGGCGTGCCGAACAACGATAGAAAAATATACCTGTCGTGCAATCCGAAACTGTCTTGGCTATTTGCGGACTTCAAACAAGAACCGCTTGTCGAAGCCGCGTTGATTGAGGCGTCGACGTTGGAAAATAGAGCGAACTTGCCGGAAGGATATATTGAATCGCTTTTGCAGTATCCAGAGTCGTGGCGACGGCAGTTTGTTGAAGGCGTATGGGATTATTCGCTTCTGGCTGAGCGCGTGGTGTTTTCAAGAGAATATGTGGCGCGCCTGCTGGAAATGCAGCGCGATCCGTTGCGCATGCGCGAGGAAGTGGAGATCTTTGAAGAGTTTATACCCGGACATAAGTATCAAATGGGAATTGATGCGGCAGAAGGGTTTGCGGGAGACGAGGCTGCGATCACGGTTGCGTGCCTTACGTGTTTGCAGGAAGCCGCGTCCTGGTCCGGAAGGCTTCCGCCGGATGTCGTGGCGGAGAAGGGGATACGGGTGGCGAAGTGGTATCAGGACGAATACTCGCGATGTTTGATCGTACCGGAAATGAACAGCATCGGTATGGCGCTTGTGAACAAGCTGAAGCAGGAGTCCGGCGAGATCCGCATATATCAGCGCGAGGAGTTTGACAAGATGACCGGGCAAAAGATTGACAAGTATGGATGGCGCACGACGAGCGCGACAAAACCATTGCTTGTATCAAGATTTCAAGAACGGTTGCGTTTGCAGAATCCTTGTGTGTATAGCGCGCGAACCCTTGAACAGTTCAAGTCGTTCGTTCACACGGACGCAGCGAAGTCAAAGGGTATGGCAGCAGAAACGGGCTTCCATGATGATCGTGTGATTGCATGCTTGTTGGCATTTTGGGAGAAGGCGCCGATCAAGCCCGGACAGTTTGTCCGGCCGGTGGCAAAAAGCGAACCGGATAAGTTAGGAAAATTTATGGTAGTGAACGGAAAATTAAAATATAAACCACAGTTTCGTCCCGAGCTCATGATTGAGCGCGGACGAAGCTGGAAGGTGGGATAATATATGCCGTTACTCATTGAAGAAAAATTCAATATCGAAGCCACCGACAACGAGATAATCGAAACGTTTACCGGGTGGTTCCACGAATCGCAAACGTTTCACGATGCGATGCTGCCGCACCAAAAACTCGCGGAGCAGTATTATATTGGGAATCAGACCGAGAAAGATCAAATCCCTGATTATTTGTCTGATACGGTGGAGAACAGGATTTTTGAGGCCGTGGAAACGCTTGTGCCGATTGCAACCGCGAATGCGCATAAATTTATTGTTGTCCCCGGAGGCGCCAATGAGATCTCTTTGAAAAAAGCAGAGACGCTCCGCAAGGTGCTTTTGCAAAAATATAAGGATTTGGACATGCAGGAAAAATACGAAGAGGGATTGCGCAAATTTCTTTTGTACCGTTTCGGAGTCATGAAGTGGGGGTGGGATGACGAGATCGATGATATTAACGTATGGGAGATTGATCCGCGTCTCATATATATACCGAAGCTTCGGGTGAATCCGAATACCGGTTTGCCGTATGTGATTGAAGAACAAGAGTACTCATATAACGAGATGCAAGAGTATTTTCCGGATGTGAATCTTGATGGGCTTTCGGAGTACGGAGGCATGGCTGCCGCCAGCGATAAAAGCAAGTGGAGCCGGAGAACATATCGGGTGTTTGAAGTTTGGACAAATGAAATGGTTGCGTGGATCTCTTCAAAGGTTGTTTTGGAGAAACGCGCGAACCCGTATTGGGATTTTGAGGGTGACGACGTAGAAATACCGATGATGGGTGATTTTTTGCCGGGCAAAGGAAGGCCGAGAAAAAAGATGATGCAGAAAGTTTTTCGCAATCATCTCGAGTATCCTACAAAACCGTTTGTGTTTTTGACATCGTATCGTGTCGGAGATTCTCCTGTGGCACCGATTTCTTTAGTAGAAGTGGGAATACCGGTGGCAGATGCGATCAATGTTGAGAACAGGCAGATCATTGATAATTTACGTCGTCAAGGAAATAGTCGGGTATTGATTGATGCGGATGCGATGACAAAGGAAGAGTCGGATAACATCACGAACGAGCCGGGAGCGTACGTTCGCGGAGAAGGAGTTGCGTCGCAAAACAAAGTGAAGTTTGAAGCGGGGACGCCTTTGCCGAATGCGCACTTCGCGCATCTGCAAAATATGAAAGCGTCATTTGATAATATGATGGGCGTTCATTCTGCAACGCGCGGATCGGCACAAGCAAAAACATTGGGTCAGGATATTCTTTCGCGCCAGCAGGATTTTACTCGCGTTGATTTGGTGACAAGAGTTTTAAATCGTGCCACGAAGAGAATTCAGGATGGATTGATCCAGTGCATGAAGATGTATTATGACGTTGCGCATTTTGTTCAGTATATCGGCGAAGATGGCGCGGTTGAGCATATTCGTTTGATGCGGGATGAAATTGAGGACGGAATAAAAGTAATTTCTGATCCGGGAAATCCGATTCAGCTTGATGAACAGGCGCTTCGGTCCGAAGCAATTCAGCTTTGGCAACTTGGAGCGATCGGAGCTGTTACGCTGTTTGAACGGTTGAAGTTTCCAAACCCGGAAAAATCTGCAGAAGAACTTCTTTTGTGGAAACAGGGACAGTTGAATATGGAAACGCAGGCGAAGATTCAAGAAATTGACGCAGGCGCGCGTGCTAGACAGTCGGCATCTCCCGAAGGAGGGTCCGGCGCTGCAGAAGGTCGAGGCACGGAAAGCGCGGCAAATGTAATTCAGCGCGCTCGAGCTAATTTGGGTGGAACTGCCCCGGTCGCTCCGGGTACGCCGAATTTGTAGGTATGGAACACGGAAAACATAGTAAAGAGGATAGAAAAAAAATGCTTGCGGGAATTTTTCACGAAGTCAAGCACAATACTCCTTCTACGGTAAAGCGCGCGAATGTGTCTGGTAAGAGAAAGCGAAGAATGGAAGTGGCGATTGCTTTGTCGAAGGCACGTAAGGCAGGAATGAAGATTCCAAAAAAATGAGGTCAAAAGTCGACAAAACGACTCAAAAAAATGAACGTATCAATTTAATAAAGCGAGGACTAAACCTCGTTAAAAAATGAAACTTCTATGGCCGACGAGGCAAGAATGGAGATTCAGGACTCCGACATAAATTCTGAAGGCGACAAAACGCCCGAAAATGAAGATGTACAGAAGGCAGTTGATGACTTGCCTTCCGAGGACGAGGATCTTAAGGGCGATAAAGGACAATCCGAAGGCGAGGATGATAAATCCAAACCCGAGGAAAAAAAAGTTGATCGTTCTGAAATCGCGCAAAAGATCAAGTGGCGGGAGCGCTATCAAAATCTTAAAAAAGAAGTTGATGCGGCGCGACAGAATCCCGACACAACTCCGGAGGAGCAGCAAAACCTTGATGACAAGGAAAAACAGGCTCGGGCGTTCTTGAAAAAGATCTTCCGCGAAGAGTATGAAACTGTTCGTAAGGAAGAACAAGAACGGGAAAGTGTAAGACTTTCCGATTTTGACGATGCGGTGGATGAGGTACTCGAAGACAATCCTGATATTAAGGAGAGTCAACTTCTCGACGTTGTTGAGGAGTTCGAGGTTGAACCGAAGATTGCCGTGAAGATCATCAAAAAATGGGAAGCCGAAGGTATGGGTGGAAAACCCAAGCCTAAAATGCCTACCCCGAAACGCGCGCAGCCGGGCGCTCCAAAGGAAAAATCCAATGACGCTGGGAAAACCATGTATCAGGTTGCTCAAGACGTCATTAAGGATTTCAAAAGCAAATTTAATGGTTAAACAATTCAAACGCTATGCCAGGAATTGCAGCAGGAAATTTCGTTACTACCGCCACCCGGGAAAGATTTTTCCCGAAGTGCGTTGATAACGTATTTGACGGCAACATTCTTTTCTCGAGGCTTCGCGCGAAAGCGCGGCCGTGGACTGGTGGACATCGCATTGTTTTGTCTACGACGGTAACTGATCGATCAAATGCTCAATCCTTTTCAGGATTCGACACTTTGCCGACAGCACAGGAGGACACAAGGCAGCGCTTTACCATCGATCCATCGGAATACGTCATTAACGTGACGTTCTCTGGAATACAGTTGGCTGTCAATAAAGGGCAGGAAGCTTTTCTTAATTTGGTTGCGGAAGAGTTCTCTGATGCCGCTCGGGCATTGTCCGAGAAGTTGGGAGAAGACATGTACACCGACGGAACTGGAAATACAAACAAAAATCTCGCGGGTCTTGTCTACCATGTAGACGACGCGACGGATGTTGTGACCTATCAAGGTCTTTCCCGAAATACATATACCAATCTTCGCGCGACGCGAAATGCTCAATCGGGCGCATTGACCTTTACCAATCTTGCGACTGATCTTGATGCAGCGCAGCGGGGTTCGGACGGGGCAACTCTTATCCTTACCACGCCGGCGGTCTTCTCGATCATTGAGCGACTGGTAACTCCTACCGTGAACGTAAACTACGGACAGGTTCTTCCTGCCGGAGGAGTGACCGGTCAGGATGTTGGTTCAGGTATACGGCTTCATTACGGAGTGAATTCGCTTTACTACCGCGGTGTTCCCATCCTTGCGGATGAGAAATGCACGGCAGCGAACATTTTCACTCTGAATGAAAATCATCTCAACCTCTACGAACTGGATTACACCAGTGAAGTAGCAGAAGCTTCGAAGGAAGGATTCGGTTGGTCGGGATGGAAGCGTTCAACGAACCAGAACGCGATTGTGGGTCATCTCTTGTGGGCGGGTCAGTTGGTCGGTGAATCGCCTCGCACAATGGCACGAAGAACGGCTGTTACTTCTTAACTGTAATTGATTTACTATTATGTCTACTTTTACAGGTTATCCTTCAGTATTTTCCGGTAGTCCACTTATCGTTGACGAGGTGACGCCAACGCATGAACTCGGTGAGTTGATGGTTACGCCGGATGGACGGCGTTTCCGTTATGTGTTGGTTGGTGCATCTGCGTTGGTAGTCGGGGAACTTCTTCAGAGCCCCGCACAAACAACTGATTCACAAAGTTTAGTTGTTGCGGCAGCGGCGATTGGCGATTTGTCGATTACTACAACTGATACGACTACTGTTACTGCGAATGAATTCGCGGGTGGTTATGTCATTGTTACTGGCGAGGCGTCAACTGGACGCGGACAGATTCTCCGCATCAGAAGTCACCCAGCCGCAACCGCGGCAGTGGTTACTCTTACGCTTGAGGATCCTGTGACCGTTGCGCTTACCGCAACGTCGCAGATTGATCTTGTGCATAATCCTTTTAACGGGGTTATACAGTTTCCCGCAACTCGAAGCGGATGTCCGGTTGGCGTAGCGGTCAATAATATTACCGCTGCTCAATACGGATGGATCCAAACCGGCGGAGTAGCCGCCGTGCTCGTAAACGGTACAGGAACTGTTGGTAGTGTTGCAGTTGCGGCAGACAATGCCGGCGCTGTAGAGGTCGGAGCGAATGCAACGACAGAAGCTTTTTGTCCTGTTGGATATTTCGTAACCGGCGTTGCTACGACAGAAAACGGAGCAGTATTCCTCAACATCTCATAAGGTTATTTACTAACCGGTCTTTCGAGGGGCAAACACCACGAGATAGCCACTCGGAATTATAAAGCTATGAGCGAAAGACTAATCAATCACGGCCTTGACGTGGAAAATCTCAAGGAATTCGATTCGATATTCGTTAAAAACCCAACTTCCGAAGATTTTTCTTGGAAATTCAACGGAGAGTTGTATTCCGTAAAAGCAGAAGAGACAAAATCTTTTTCAAAGTTTGTGGCGCTCCACCTCGCAAAACATCTTTCTACGAAAATTGTTGTGGGATCATTGGAGGCCAAAATGACGAAAAAGGAACGTGAAGATCGCAATAGTCCTATTCACGGACGTCTTTCCCAACTTGCGGTATACGATACGCCGGAACGCAGGATCGCGCTTTTCACAATTTTAGAAAACGTTGATCTTGTTACGATAGTTATGTCTCTCTATCCTTTCAAAGGATTTATCGGAGAGATGGAAGAGTACAAGTCCTTCACAGAACAGTACGTGAAGGAAAGATCTTCGGAGGATAAAAACAAGGGTCGTTCGGATGAAAATCCTAAATAGACCTCACTAAACTTATGTCAATGTATGGAGATTATGTTGTGCGAACGGTGTCGCAAGGAGCCGCGCCTGTTGTAGTTGCGCAATGGCAACCACTCGTTTCTGTAGCCGGGGCAGGTCCTTTGACCGATAGACGGTACGTACGCTTCATGATCAGAGGAAATAGAGGGCACACGGTTGCATTGCAGTATGTTGCGAAAGCCGCTGACGGAACTTTTACCGCTCCGGCAGCGAATACCAATATAAAACTTTCAACCTCATTCCCCGGTGGTTCGACATGGGTAGAGCCGATCGGAGACAACATTCAAGTGTATGGTCGAATGGACTTAAAAGCCGGTGCGACGGGAAACTCCGTGAGAGTGATCGTCACAGAATATCGGTGAGTTTAATTGAAAACAAACAATATGTCTGAATTCACTACATATACTGCGGATAATACGTTGACATGGACGACTACGAGTTCGTCCACTTCGACGTCTTCGACGACCTCTTCGACTTCATCGTCCACTTCGACGTCTTCGACGACCTCTTCGAGCACTTCGACGTCTTCGTCTACTTCGACTTCAAGTTCAACGTCATCAACAACTACTGCTTAGTTTGTGGTAGGGGGGTATCCCTTTCAATTTTATGATTGGAGGGATACTCCCTCGTGGGCGATAATTACAGTTAGAATATAAAAAAATTACTGGTGATTGGTTTTTATTTGAATTATGAAATTGAAAGAAGTTTTGCTTCCGGGACATTCATATCGTCATCGATTCCAAAAACCAGACGGAACCTTTTTTGAAGTTGAAACAACTCAAGAAGAATATCGAAGTCTTGGTGAAAAAAATCCAACAAATCCGATTCATCCTATTGGAAGGTGGATTGCTTCGTACGAATTTTACGATATTCCTCTTGGATGTTATGCAATGGAAACACCGGATAAGGTACTCATGAATTTTGACGGAAGACAAGGGACGTGTCGACTGGAATTTTTTGGAGACGGAACGGTTACTCCCGAGTTCGTCGCTAAGGTTGACGAACAGTATTCTCTTAACTGACCGATAATAATAACGGTTTCGTCAAACTGAAATGGCTATTGCAACAGATGCCTTTACAGCTGGACAAGGGTTTCAAGCCTCCACTTCATATACTTATTCTCATACTTGTACGGGAAGTAATCGTCTTTTGATTGTAAATGCCGGAGGCGATGAGAGTGATACATATTCAATTACCGGAGTAACTTATGCTACGGTTGCAATGACTTTAGTCGGATCTGCCCGTGCTCCTGCAAACAGAAAATTCGGACAATGGTATTTAGCAAATCCGGCTTCAGGAGCAAATAACGTCGTGGTAAGCGCAAGCCCCGCAGGAATTTTGACAAGTGCGGGTTCATATACGGGAGTAAAACAAACGGGCACGCTTGATGCCTCAAATACGGGAGTACAGGCAACGGCCACAAGTATTACAATCTCCGTAACGACGATTGCTAATAATTGTTGGACGATACTCACTTGTCATGCCGCAACTTCAGGTCAAGCCCCTTCGGCTGGTGCTGGTTCAACAATGCGAGTGACGACTATCAGTGACGCGGACATGGCCGATAGCAATGCGGCTATCACCCCAGCGGGAAGTTATTCAATGACGGTTCAAACCGTTTCAAACAGTAACTGGGCAGCGGTTGTTGGCTCTTATGCTCCGGTGGTTGCGGCAACAACGACTTCTTCGTCAACGAGTACATCGACATCGACATCTACGAGTACGTCGACATCAACATCAACGAGTTCTTCCACATCATCATCAACGTCGACGAGTTCAAGCACGTCGTCTTCGACTTCGACTTCGACTTCGACCTCTACAAGCTCTTCCACTTCAAGCTCAAGTTCTTCCACGACGACAGGGGCGCCGACGACATCGAGTTCGACGACCACATCTTCCACTTCGACGAGTACGTCCACGAGTACATCGACATCAACGAGTTCGAGTACATCGTCGAGCACTTCGACATCGACTTCGACATCGACTTCGACATCGACATCTTCTTCGACGTCCTCTTCGAGTTCGAGTTCTTCATCGAGTTCTTCAACTACAACGGTATTTCCTTTTACGATCCCCGAACTTGAGATCAAGTCGATAACTCCTATACTAGAAATAATGGGAAAAGTTTAATACTAATAAACTAATATAAATATATGGCCACAGCAACAATTTTATTCGATATGGATGGAGCAATTCCTGCCGACGGGACCGGAACGATTAACAACCCGGCCCAGGGGTCCATCAACGTCTCCACCGGGACGCCGCCCACGAACGGCCCCAAGGTCACGCGGGCCGTCTGGCTCTTCGACCCCACGACCGATGAGCACATCTCGTGGGGCTTCCGCATGCCTGAGAACTACGCAAGCGGAGGCACGTTGAAGATCATTGTCTACAACGTCACGCTTCAGAGCGGAACCAACAACTTCGTCATGAAGGCGTGCCTCGCGGCGATCACGCCGGGCGAGGATGTGTTGGCAAAGGTATTCCCAGCGCCGGACACGGTGACGATTGCTCTTGCAAACAATCAAGCAGCGGGCATCAGCGTGGCTGGTTCACTTGCTTTAGGTGCTACCGCTTTAAATAGCGTTGCGGCTAACGACGACGTAGTGCTGTTTGTCGGGCGGGATGCTGACCACGCGAGCGACACGGGTGGTGGCGATATGGGCCTCATCTCGTTCGCGCTGGAGTACACCACGACATGAGCAAGCCCCGCGTGAAACTTTTGTTTCGCTTCGCCACACAGGCTTACGCCGACGCCGCGTTGACGCGGGCGGCCACGTTCCTTGACGGCAAGGATGTGTTCGACGTGCCGCAAACGTTCCGGCGGTTCTGGGATGTGGAGTTTGGCGCCTGGGTCGTGTACGGGGATGTGCGCTTTAACCGGCTCGCAGATCGCGACACCATCCGTGATACGCTCAAGGACGCGATGGAGACAGCGGTGGGTTCGGATCGTGTGCTCTCCGGTTCTTATGTGAGCGCGCATCTGAGTTACCATGACGAAGGCGAGGGCGGGGCGCGGGATCGCACCACACTTGTTGTAAGGACAAAGCCATGAGCAAGGACTTCAACGGTACAACAGACCTCATCGACCTCGGCTCGCCCGCCGCGCTCGATGACATCGGCGGAGTGAACGGCCCGCGCACCGTCGCGGCCTGGATCTATCCGACCGGGTGGGGCGAAGGGAATTTCGGGCGCATCTGGAATAAGGGGACGCCCAACACGACGGGGTGGTTCTTCATTCTGAAGAATGATGTGGCGCCGCTCGCCACCATGTTTATCGTTATCGGGGCCACAGGCAACGCCAACGCCTACGCGGTTGCCGATACCCTCGTGTTGAATGCATGGCAGTTCGTCGCGGCAACGTGGCTCGGCACGATTGCCACGAACGCGCCGAAGCTCTATCTCGGCCGCCTCTCGACGCCTGTCGCGGAGGTAAGTTACGACCGTTCCGACGCCGGGACTGGCACCCAAGGCTCCGATGCCGCTGACACGGCCTACATCGGCAACCGCGGTGCGGCGGATCGTACCTTCGACGGCCTCATCGAGCATCTCAGCGTGTGGGACAACGTGCTCACAGTCCAGCAACTCGACGCCCTCCGCCTCCGTCCCTACGCCCCGTTCCATCGTTTCGCCACCGCGGCCGGGACGCTCATCAACCTCAAGGGCTACTGGCCTCTGACGGAATCGGCGGCCGCGACCTGCCGTGACCACAGCGGCAACGGAAGCACCGGCACGGTGACGGGGACGACGGTCGGGGTCAGCGCGCCGTATCTGTGGACACGGCGTGGTTCTCAATATGTTGTTTTTACTCCAGCTGGTGCGACAACGACAACGAGTACTTCCACTTCTACGAGTACGTCAACCAGTACTTCAACATCAACCAGTACTTCAACATCAACCAGTACTTCAACATCAACTTCGACTTCAACTTCAACTTCAACATCAACCTCCAGTTCTTCTACTTCAACTTCAACGAGCACTTCAACGTCAACGAGTACTTCAACGAGCACTTCAACGTCAACGAGTACTTCAACGAGCACTTCAACGTCAACGAGTACTTCAACGAGTACGTCAACGAGTACATCGACTTCTTCTAGCTCAACTTCGAGCTCTTCGACAACGACATTTCAGCCGACGACGACCAGTTCTTCAACGTCAACATCGACATCAACATCGACGAGTACGAGTACTTCCACTTCGACATCAACTTCAACGAGCACGAGTACTTCGACATCATCGACGAGTACGAGTACTTCGACCTCAACCTCAACGAGTACTTCGACGTCGACATCTACCTCAACGAGTTCCAGTACGAGTTCTTCGTCGACTTCTAGTTCAACAAGTTCTAGTTCGTCGTCGACAACAACTGGCGCGGGAACTTCGACGAGTACGTCGACGTCAAGTTCGAGCTCTTCTTCAACAACCACTCCAGGGGTTATCCACATAAAACCAGAACTTGAAATCAAGCCGATAACTCCTATACTAGAAATAAAGAGAACTTATAGAGCGCCTTAATTTTAAAAATATGTTGTTCAAAGCAAACAATAGGCTTTTAGTAGAAGACAGGGAAAAAACGTATCTTACGGCGGCCGTTGCCGTTGCCGGTACCACCCTTACGGTTGCCGGAGTCAATGCGGATGTTGGTTCAGGGTCTTTGTGGTCGGACAATACCTATATAATTGTTGGAGAAATCGGGTCTTCGAACGCGGAAGTTTTGCAAATGGCCGCGACTGCGTCCGACGGCACGTCGCTTACTATAGATCAGTTGGGCGCTGGTGGTGCAAGGTTTGTCCATGCGATTGGAGAACCGGTATATCGCGTTGATTTTAACCGGGTTGAGTTCAGCCGTAATACTACGGATTCTACTTCTGGAGTTTCTGTTCTTGCGACACAATTAGTTGAAGCAAATAAAGAATTTACTATCTATGAAGATACGACAAATACCACTGGTTACGGATTTATCCGTTTCAACAATCAAACATCTGGCGGTTTCTCTTCATATTCCGATGGGGTAAATTACGAAGCCGCCGGAGAAGGATCTTCGTATGACTCGCGTACTCTCTGGGTGCTTCGGAGAAAAGTAAGGAAAGCGCTTGATGAATTTCGTACATCATCAAAGTTGAAAGATAGAGAAATTGATGAAGCGCTAAACGATAAACAGCGTGACATAGCGCATGTGCGTTTGTGGAGTTTTTACGAAGATGAGCGGAGTTTTTCTTCGGTCGCAAATCAGTTTCGTTACGCCATTCCTTCAACCGTACAAAAAGCCCATACCATAAGCTTTGACACACAGCCATTGGTTGACGTGCCGCGTTCTGAATGGGATGCGCTTCATTGGGATACGGATCAAACCTCTGCGGACCCGTCGCATTTCAATATATGGAATAGGGAGATCAAGGTGTATCCGCGGCCAGCGTCAGCTGCGCAAACTACGACAATCAATGATGTTGCCGGGATTACGGCGACGGCTACTTCGGTAACGGTTACCGCAACTTCGGGATTTAACCGGGGAGATTACTACCGTTTCATTATTGATAGCGAGGTGATCTATGCTACTGCGTCAACCACAACGACATTCACCGGTCTACGACGCGGAATGGAGGGAACGACCGCCGCGACTCATACTAATACCACGACAATTACTGAAAGAGATATTGTATATTCGTGTCATGTTGAGCCTACGGATTTGCTTGATACTCAAGACCGCACCGCGGTTCCAGAACCTGATGTTCTTGTATGGGGAGCTGCCGCTGATCTTGCGCCCGGGCTTAATAAAGACGAAAAGGCAAAAGAACTGCTCGCAAAATACGAGCGTGGGATAAAAGAGCTTGAAGGAAAATATTCCACAAAGCAATCTTCGCAGCATGGGAGAATAAAAGATTACAGGACAACACCTGGTGGGTGGGGATTTGCTCGGGTGAATCCGAATAACTATCCGCAATCGATAACGGGATCGTAGTATGCCGAAAATAGAAAACTACGCAGTAACAAATTTTTCTGGAGGCGTTGTACGAAACAAGTCGCTTTTTGAGATGAAAAAGAATGAGCTTCTTGATTCGCGAAATATTTTTGTCGATGATGCTGGTCGGATTACCACGCGGCGCGGTTCGCAGCAGGTTGGGAATACGCTTGCCGGGACAATAGATAATTCGTTTGTTTTTGAACGTTTTGACGCAGGCAGCACACCGGGGATTGTCTTTTTGGTTAATAACCGTGCGGCTACAGGTGTCATAAGTTTACTGCGCTCGACAAGACTTACGGCAAACGTTGCTACTTCTGATACAACAATTACTGTTGCGTCAACGGCAAACTTTGCGGCATCTGGAACAATAGAAATTGATGGTGACCTTATAGCGTATACCGGAACTACGGGAACGACTTTTACCGGTTGTTCAGGGATAACTTTTGTCCATAGTGCAGGAATCGCCGTTAATCAATGGTCTACGCTTACACAGTCAGGAACAGCGGTTGATGCGCAGATGGGCGTTTACTATGCCGTGTTGAATAATATACTTATATTCGGTGGTAGGTTGGGGAACTTAAAACAGTTTGATGCCGGTACGGTGACTGACGTGAGTAGTGAACCGAGCATTCTTTTTCTTACGAATTACCGTGATAGGATTTATGGCGCTGGTTCGAACGATTCTGGAACCAACGGCGATCCCAGACGCGTAAGTTTTTCTGCTCGCGGAGACGGAACAAGCTGGACTACAACAACTGATTTTTTTGATGTCGAAGATCAACGCGGAGAGCCGATTTCAGGACTTAAAATATTGAACGATAAATTATGGATTTTTAAACCGAACACTCTTTTTTCTTACGACGAAATCGAATTGAAACAGCGGCAGTTCTATACTGGCGCGTGGAACCACCGTTCGGTTCAAGAAATAAACAGTCTTATGTATACATTTTGTCCAGAAGGAATTTTTGCAACGAACGGATTTGAATCACAGAATATTGGTTTGCCGGTGAAGCAATACTGGAAAAATTTCCAACCAACTTTTGATGCGGCGACTCAAAGAGTAGTTCTTAATACTTTTTCAGGGAAGTTTGGAGATCACTACCTTATTTATATAGGTGATGTTACCGACCCCGTAAGCACGAATGATGTTGTTCTTGACTACGATACTATAAGAAAGGCGTGGACAGTTCATTCAGGGTGGACTGATATAACACATTTTGGTTCTTTTGATAAATTCCGTTTTGGGGATCGCGCGCAACAGTATATGCCTGCGCTTTTCATGGGAGACGTGAATGCGAAGTACTACCGTTTGTTTGAAAATCGCTACATGGATAATCAGTCTATTAATACTCGGCAGGGAACGGACATTTTTCAGGATTTGGTTTCGGATACCGGATCCGTTGTCTCTGCAATGTTTGAAACTCCGTTATACGATTTTACTCATCCGCACCTTTATAAGTCATTCAAGTTTTTCCGTGGGTTTACGGAGCAAGGCCAGTGGATGATTGATTACCGGGTAGAAAATGAAGATGGGATTACGGCGTACAGTCCGCTCGGAGCTATCCGGAAGTCAAATCAAGTATTGCCGTTTCCGAAAGAAGCGGCTGGATGGCGAGTCGGGTTTCGAGGAGCTTCTGTAAATACCGCTAGCACTTCAATATTCAACGGGTTTATTCTTGAAGATACTGAAGTAATTAAAAGACCGTAATATGCCGGAAGAAGAAAAAATTAAAATAAAAGAAGAGCCGGCGCCGGTGGAGGATTTGAACGTAGATGTACCGTTCCAACGGGAAGTTGGAGAGTTTGTGAACGAGACTTTAAACAGACGGTTGTATCCAATCAACGTTCCTTTAGTCGGGCGATCAGTAAAGTTAAAAGACGTTTTTGTGCTATCTGGACTTGTTGCCGCAAGCGCTACGGTGACGACAGTCAGTACGGATGTGAATGGCGCGACTCAAACAAATCTTGCCACATTCACGTTTTTACCGGATGAAATTCACTTCGGGATGCTCATACGGATTACCGCGTTGGGAACGTATACGGCGGATGCGACAAGAACAGTGACGGTGCGGGTTGGCGCAGGAAACGCTCCCACAACCGAGTGGAATTCAATGGTGTCTACGGCCGCTGCGGTAACAACTCAGCCGTGGCATCTAATTTGGACGGGAATTGTAAGTGCCATCGGAAGTTCCGGAACAGTTGAGGCACAAATGGTCGGGAAGATCAACAATGTCAATAAGGACGATTCGAATACGGCGACAGTTTCTTTAAATACTACTACATCGAATGTTCTTGCGGTTACTGCTCAATGGTCGGCCAGTACCGCCGGGAATAGTATTACTATAAGACAATTTATTTTAGAAATTTTGAACTGATATGGCAGCACCAATAAAATTGAATACAACAACATCAATCGTTGATTTTCTCAAATCAAAAGGACAGCCGTCTGATTTTCCTTCTCGGGAGAAGATGTTTAAAGAACGAGGTCTTGAGTCACGGCTTGGAACATATACCGGGTCCCCAACGCAAAACCCAGCGTTTCTTAAAGTATTGCAGGGGGAAGAGAAACCCGTTGCGGTTGCTTCTTCTGCTACTCCGACGTCTCCAGAAACGCGCGTTTCTCCGTTTTTGGGAAATTTTTCTACAAAAGAATTTCAAACCGCGCAGTCGATTCTTGGTGGATTCGGCGTGGAACCAAAAACAGGGCGTGTTTTACCGGTCTCAAAGGGTTACTTTCCTGCTGTAGGCGGATCTGCGCCTTTACCGGAAGAGAAAAAGTTACCGGAAGACAAAACTGCAGTAAAAGTGGCACAACCCAAAGAACCTTCTGTTGCTGTTAGTCCTACACCAACGCCGTCTCCTGCACTCGCGCCACCTCCAACGGCCGTGCCCGAGCAAGCACCGTCAGCGACAGAGATTAGTGGGATAACCGATACTACGCCATCAGAAGCGGATTTGATAAATACTGTTTTTTCAGACCCGCGTTTTAAAATTTTTCTTGACCGTTTGGAGTTAACCGCCGCAAGCGAAGAAACAAAAGCACAACAAGTTATTGATTTGTTGGATAGAAAATTTGCCGTAGAAAAAACAGAGATTGAAGAATCTCTTGGCCGTCGTGGACTTTTCATGTCTGGCATGCGCGCATCAAAAGTTATGGCATTAGTGAGTGATCTTGCGGGGGATAAATTGAATGTGGCGAAAGGACTTGCGCTTGATTTGATGGAGCGCGATTTGGATCTTCGACAGCGCATATACGAGGATATTTCGAAATTGGTTGAGTCGGCTGATAAGGGTAAACAGCAAGCGATCGAACAACTCAATAAAGCAGGATTTGCGGTTGTGGGCGGGCGACTTATGCCTACTGTTGAAGCAATTCGGGAAGAGCGTTTACAAGATACCGCAGAATTGGCACAAGCCCGTGAGGAACGTCTTGCGGCTGCGACTGAAATGCAACTCGAAAGAACAAATCAACTTATTCAAGTTACTGCTGCACAGTTACAGTTATCTCAAAATAAGGACGAGCGGGACGCACTGCGTTTACAACTTGATATTATGAAAGATTTTCAAAAGACGCAGACCGATTTTCGAGAAGACGCTGCAGAAATTATTAAACAAGCTCAAGCACTGGAAAAAGCAAATCCAGACGAGGCGCAAAGAATCCTTATGAACGGAAGCGTACTTTTGAGAACCGTGTATACCCCTGATGAAATAAGCAACGTGCAGATAGAGTCCGCACTTGGAATTAAATTGAGTACCGGAGTCGGATCTGAAGAGATCAACGGAGAAAGCCCGTTGCCCGGAGAAACGCGAAGCATAGCTCCTCCGGCAAGTCCCGAATCGCTCACTAAAAAGTTTTTCAGCGTACAATAAAGTATGGCGCGATTATTCGGTACAACCACTACGCAAAGCGGAGGAAGAATGCCCAAAGTTTCTTTTGATCTTTCAACGAGCGAAGGATTGGAGTCTTTCGCTCGTTCTCGCGGTATTGAACCTCCAAAAGAAAGCCGGTTGTTAAATGCTCTTAATAAAGTCAGCCGGGTGGTGAATTTTGGAAATGCAATTGTTGCGGGTGCGACAAAAGGCGTTTTCGATCCGGAAAAAAGCATAATTCAAGGAATTGGAGAAGGGGTTAAAAGGAATCTTTCTTTCTCTGATGTGATACGCGAAGACGTAGGGGTTAATCCCGAAGGCCGGCCGGGTAAAATTGGCGTTGCCACGACCGGATTCATCGCCGATGTTTTATTTGATCCAATTACTTATCTCACGTTCGGTATAGGCGCTGGGTTGAAGGTCGGCGGAAGGGCGCTTACGAAAACAGGTACGAAACTCGCTCAAGGCGCCGCAAGAGAGTTGGTGAGAACGAATATCAATAATGCTCTTTTAAAAGGTATTACTCCGGATGTTGCTGCAAAAATAGGATCGAGAAAGGTTAGCGGGGTGATAAACGAACTTCTTTTGCGGGCAACAGGTAAAAAAGGTCTTTCTGCTCAAATCGTAGATGAGTTTGTCGCGAAAGGAATTGATCGCGGAACAGTTGATTCCATTGCTATGTTGGGTTCTAAAATGATTGATGAAGGCGGAATAAAATTTTTCGGCAGGACTTTGGTATCTTCAAAAGCGTTGGCCGGTACATTGCCGGGGCGAGCGGCGCGCCGGCTTGGGGAAACCGAAATTGCCCAGACGCTAAAAAATACTCTTGGAAAAACGTTTATAGCGGATTTTGGAAGAAATCCAAAACTTATTTCTATTGTGGAAGGGGCTGATCGTGCGGCAAAAAACGCGATTGAAGGACTCATAAAATCTAATGAGGATTTGTTCAAAAATTTGACCGATGACGAAATGATAAAATTTTTCGATGATGTTTTTGCAAAAAAGCTCGAAGTCGTCAGTGCCGAAAAAGGAATTCAAGAACGTTTGATAAAAGAGTTCAATGAGCGGTTCCCTACAAAAGATCCGCGATTTGTTCTGCAATCGGAGGCGGGAGCGCTTCGGCGACTTGAAGGATTGGAAGATTCTGCGGCAAAACAGGTGACGCAATTACAAGAAAGGATGAAGGTTATTCGAGTTGGCTTGAAAGACGGAAGAACTGCATCGCTTGAAGATGCAATCAAAGCTCTTCGGGAAGTTATAAAAGATTTGTCTCCTACTGTTGTAAGGAAGGTTACGCAGGAATTACCGAGTGAGGCACGAGTAAGTGGCGCGGTAGCATCTGCTTTAAACGTGAAGGTTGACGAATTGAAAGAAATAGTGCTTAATCTCGAAGTTCGTATCGCGAAATTGGGAAAAGTAGATACTGCGGAAGAGGCCCTTCGAGTAATAACAAAAACCGTACCTCGTCCGAAGAAATTAGAAAAGCTTGCTATATTGGAAAATAAAGTTATTAAAATTCAAAATGAAATTACCGAAAAGTCTCGGATATTACAGGGTATTTTGGACGCTCGTAAAGCAGCGAAAAAAGTTCAAAAGGGACAAGTTCTGAATTTCGATAACCCGAAACTTCAAAATCTCGCGGACATTATGTTTAACAGCGAAAATGCGATAGTGAAACGTTTTGCGAAACTTGCAAACATTCCGGATGATGAAGCGATAAAATTTTACATTCCTTCAAAGTTTAGGGATAAGCTTGCGGTCCGTGACTTTGCGGTTGGGCGAAACCTCGGAAGTCCTACAATGGGTTTTCGTAAAAAGTTTACCGGCGTTGTGAATGACCAGCTTATACGAGATCCGTTTGAAGCGTTTACCCGGGGTCAAATTGATGTAGTTGTTGCTCGCATAAAAACAAAAACAACACAGGCGGTCATAAAACGATTTGGAGTTCCTATACGGGAACTTACAGAAAAAGAAGCAAAACAGCTTGGCCTTGTTCGATGGACCCGTGAGGGAATCGAAGGCAAAATAGAAGCGTGGTTGCCGGAAGATATTGCAAAAGAATTGAATAAGTTGTGGGTAAAGGAATTGAATCCCATTGACGAAATTGCTCGGGTTACGGGTCTCGACTATGTTACCGGTCTGTTTAAAGGGTATGTCACTTCTATTTTCCCTGGATTCCATATTCGAAATATCACCTCGAATCAATTTCAAAATATGTTGAAAATCGGTGTTGATACTTTAAATCCGCATCTGCAAAAGCATGCGTATGATATTATATATGGAAGAGATTTGGAAGGTGTGTTGACTACAAAAATGGGGAAGGTAATTACAAAAGGGGAAATACGAAATCTTATTTTCAAAAACTCCAATGTATTTCGTGAGGGCGCTTTTGGAAGATTTGAACAGTTTTTGGATACTGCGCCTTTAGAAATTCGCCGGGCGGGCGGTCGGCTTCAAAAACTCAATTTACTTTCCCGGGAAAATATCTTTCTTGCGACCGGAAGAAAAGTTGGAGCGTTTGCCGAAGCGCAGGCAAAGACCGTTACTATCGTAAGTGAACTTATGCAGGGTAAGGGAATCAAAGAGGCGGTAAAAACCGCAGAAGACGCTTTATTTAATTATACTAAGCTTACCGAATTTGAACGGTCTGTTATGCGTCGTCTCATTCCATTTTATACCTGGTCTCGTAAGAATTTTGAGCTTCAGTTGAGTGCGCTTACGCATAATCCAGGAAGGGTTGCCGCACAGTTGAAATTTATTCGCGGAGTGGGCGAGGCATTCGGCGCGCCGATAAACGAAGAAGACTTAAAAGGATTGCCTGATTGGATACTTGAAAGTCTTCAGATTAAAGCGGGAATGAATAAATTTGGTCAAAACATTGTTCTTTCCGGATTCGGACTGCCCATTGAAGAATTTTTAAATCGATTCAGTGGCAGGGGCAACATCATCTCGAACGTTATAGCCGATACGCTTAGTAAAGCGAATCCCAACCTTAAATTTCCTGTTGAAGCGGCGCTTGATTTTGATACGTTTCGGAGAAAACCGATAACCGAAATCGACAATGGGGCCGCGTTGTTTCCGTTTTTAAAAGTGATTCCGTCGCCGGTAAGAAAAGAGATCGAAAGTCTTATCGGATGGCAAGAGGTTCTCAATCAACCGGTGTTTGTAAACGGCGTTATTTCTGGACGAAAAACAGAATATAGGGCGAACCCTATGTTTCTCGCTTTTTTGAGAAATATGTTTACTTCTAGGATCCTTTCTACGGTGGGATTTCTTGAATCAGAAGATCAATCGAATCTTGGAAAATTTTTGCGCTTGTTTACCGGTATCCGAGAGACATCGGTCGATCAAGAACGGCAAAAGTTTTTTAACGAACTGCAAAAAAAAGACGAACTGAAAAAGTTTCTTTTCCGTATGGGAGTATTACGGGAGAAGGAAATACTGTTCGAACCGAAGATTCGATAATTTTATCGACATGGACGACCAATTCTATAAAAAAGAGTTTTTCGACGGTCTTGCGAGGGACATGGCGGAACTGAAGGCCGACATGAAAGAGTTGAATCGAAAAATGTCATACATCTATGGTTTTGCCGCAGCCATCGGGGTTGTATCGTCATTTCTTGTTCAGTGGATTAGAAATAAAATAAATTTATGAGGGAATTATACCTCTACAAACCACTTCACCCGATGACGGGTTCCCAAGGATTCGGACAGAATCTTTCAACGCTGTACGCAAGACTCGGAATGCTTGGACATAATGGTTTTGACGCAATCAGAGGATATGTCAAAGGAAAGTATTATGAGATTGAAGGAGCAAACGTGCGAGCTCCCCACGCAGGAGAAGTTATTTTTGCTGGAGCTGATTCGTCAGGAGGATACTTTGTAGAATTGCGAACTTTAGAGATGTTTGCAGATAAATCGGGAATTCCTTATTTCTGGAAAACAATTTATTATCATCTTCAGCCAAACATTCAAGTAAAAGCAGGTCAAAGGGTAAAAATCGGAGACATTTTAGGTTCAGCAGATAACACCGGAGAGTCAAACGGTTCTCATCTTCACTTCGGACTTAAAAGAATCTCACAAGGGATCAACCAATGGGAATGGAATACACTTAACAAAGATAACGGGTATTGGGGAGGGGTCGATCCGCTACCCTACTTTGCGGATAAAACCGCGTATGAGTTTATTACGTGGTATCAGGAATTGTACGAAAAGTTGAAGAAGCTATTTAATATCTAATTTTACTTTATGTTCTTGGCTACATTATTTAAAGGCAAATTAACGTATGCTCTTTCGGCGCTCGCAATTATATGGGGTCTTGTAGGCATGTATATGGGATGGCTTGATCAAGCTCGAGCATTCGAGATAATCTGGATCGGACTTGCGGCGTTTGGAATCAGACGCGCCTTGTGATATGCTAGGGTAGCCCTGAAATATGGGCGAAGATGTATGCTATTAAGGGGTTTTGGGCTATTCTGGCCGGTTTTTTGCTTGTTTTACCCTTACCGGCGAGTACACCCGAAGCAACAATAGAATATATTAAGCCGGAAATTCAGGACGAACCCTACCCTCAACAGAAATTTCTTGATTTTCTGAAACAGTGTGAATCAGGGGGGGATCCAAATGCAATAAACCCACGTGATCTCGATGGGACAGCGTCTTTCGGATTGTATCAGTACAAGCCCTCAACGCTGTTTTATTTTGCTCACACAAAATATAACATCCTCTCTGACATCGAGGAGGACGAGATCATGAACGTCATTTTCGATCCGGATCTTCAAATCAAAACGACAAAAAGAATGATTGATGATCCAGAGGTGGATTTGTCGCGTCAGTTTCCGGCGTGCTACGAGCGTTGGCTTCTCTTGTAGACGAAATTCGAAAGGTAAGCGTCTATAAACTCTGCAAGCTCTTGTTGATACTGCGAATTTTCGTATGCTTCTTTTGCCTGCGGGGATTCTTCGAGAAGAGGAAGCCACGTATCGTGAAAAATAAGCATGCCGGAGTTTGATTTCCCGAATTTTGTTCTATTCCCGATGTCCCACGGACGATTGATAATAATACTATTAAATGTGTAAGGCGCTTTCTCGTTGAATGTTTTATGCGGTCTTGCGGTTTTTACCGCCTCTTCCCATAATCGGTCAAGCACTTCCTTTCTTCCCTTGCGAAGATAATTTATATACGTTCGTTCAGCCCACATATCTGCCCCAAGCGCAAGCGCGCATGCGAATACATTATGGACGTAATCGTCATGTTGGTATGAATATCCGCGTTCCGCCCCGAGATGGTAGACATGAGCACGCGGCTCTGTAACAGAAGAAGATCCCATCATCCACCAAAGAGTGTCAAGATACATCTCTCCGCCACCGTAGCAACGATTTTCAAAATATCCGCCGAATTCAAAGTATTGATCGCGCCGGCATCCAACAGAACAATGCCCTTGCCCGGGAACGTAAAACCAATCATCGCCTTTGCCAACCATATAGTTATTCCACGTTCCTTTGAACTCCTCACCCAACTTCCATGAATATTGAAGTCCGATTCTACCTGCCGGATACGCCCCGATATAATCCATTGAAGGATGCACGAGTCCGCCGGACTCGTCGATGGTCTTGACCCAACGGGAAAATGTGCCATAGCTTACTGAAATATGGGCGTCACAGAAGAAGATATACTTTCCCCGTGCTGCCAGAGCGCCAAAATGCCGTGCTCCTACGTTTGAGGCCACTGGATAGTACATAACTCGCAAAACACCCCTTGCGTAGGCGCCGCGAGGCATTAGGTAGTCAACGGTCCCGCTTTTTGACCGTCCGCGGGGATTGGTATCGTCGGAACAATTGTCCACTACCAAAATTTCAAATTCGCTCGGACTCAAAAATGTTTCAAGATCGTTAAAGATCGAATGAACGGTATGAACGATATTCGGATATTCGTTGCGAGCCGATATGATGACGGATACGGTCATTTTGTCGAGATAATTTCTCCGGTTACAAGAATAAACTTTATATCGGAATCCCACCTTTCTTTTTCTTTTGCTATGATGACATCCGCATAGTTTGGCGCGGTGATGAAGAAGTAGTCCGGAAAATTCTCTTCTGCTTCTTCTCGAGAAATTACCGGAATGTGATGCACCGGCGTGAACTTTCCTTGTTTTGCCGGGGAGTCATCTACAAAATAGTCGATGTGTTGGGCGCCAATACCCGCAAGCTGTAAGACGGAAAAACCTTTTGCGGCTGCTCCGTACCCGGCGATCGTTTTTCCTTCAGATTTTATCTTGTCGATAACGGCTCGAAGTTTGGTTGCCTCTTCCCGGACATCCTTTTCATATTGTACGGCTGTCTCATACGAATTGAGATTCGAAGACACTTCTTCATCGTGAAGCATTTTCATCCGAGTAGTCACTTGCCTTTTACCACGGTCGATGAAGATTCGAAGAGATCCGCCTTGAGCTGGAGTGACGTAAGCATCAAACACTTGAAAATTTTTGTTCCCCATGAAATCGATCCAATTTTGAAGAGTAAAATAAGAAAAATGATCGTGGTATATAAGCGCGGCATTTTTGTTTTTCACCATCCCTCCCCAATAATTACATTCGATCCAAAAAACGCCGTTGTAATCGAGAAGTACATTCACCCCGCGAACAAAATCGTGAAGATCGTCAAGATGCGCGATACAGTTTGCTCCGCCGATGAGTTTTGCCTTCCCCATTTCTTTCTCGATACTCTTTGCAAGGCGTTCGGAAAAGAAATCGGAAATAGTCGGAATACCATTTTTGAGCGCTCGAACAACTACGTTTGATGAGGGATCAACGCCGAGAATACGAACCTGTTTGTGTCGAAATTGATTCAACATGAGGCCGTCATTTGATCCTATTTCAACAATGAACGGCGTGGAAAAATCCTGAATAATAAGCGATTGTAATTCATTGGAAAACTTCTCAAAATATTCTTTGAGTCCGGGCATATCACCGGAATAGTATAAATAGTCTTGGTTCCGGTAGATCCTTTGGCCGCCGATCGGCTCTACGATCTGAACCAAAAAGCATGATTGGCATTGTTCAACAAGAAGAGGATACGTCTCGTCGGGTTTTACGATTTCTTCTTCCGTCAAAAGACTATTGACGAGAGGACTCTCGCCGAAATCGATAACGGTTTTAAAATCGTCCGCGCCGCATATTCTACAGTTTCTCATATATTTTCTTTTATCCATTTAATAACATCGGTCTTGGGCGACCACCCAAGTTTTTGTATCTTCTTTATAGAACCCCAGTGCCTCTCGACTTCATAGCCCCTGCGAGGAACCCACATTACGTCCGCCCCCATTGTATCGGCGATTTCTTCCATTGTGTAAAAGTTTCCTGATGCAACATTGAAAATCGAACCGTCTCCAATGTCAGATTCGGCTACCATACACACGGCGTTTGCAACATCTCCTGCATAAACGAAGTCTCGCTGTCCGGATTTAAACGAAGATTGAGCTGTTGTTTCTGTAAGAGTGATCGGCCGTCCTTCTTTTTTTGCTTTTATAAACGCCGCAAGCGCAGTATCTTCGCGTTGGTGCTCGCCGAACACTTGAAAAAAGCGAAAAACCGCAGTTGGAAGTCCCATTTTGGCATACATCTTACAGGCGTATTCGATCGAAAGCTTTTGCCATGAGTACATTTCTTGAGGATCCGGCTCCATATCTTCGGTCCACGGTGTTGGATTATTTCCGTACAAAGAAGCGGTGGAAGGAAAGAGAAACTTTTTCACTCCGGCTTCTTTTGCAACCTCAAGCATGTGTATTGACATTATAATATTGTCACGGGTTGACTCCTCGGGATGACGAGAACAATCGGGAATGTTGGTACGCCACGAAAAATGATACACGTCTTCAATCCCTATAAGATCTCTAAATTTTAAATCGTTTACGTCAGTTTGCAAAAACAAATCGGGCAATTCGTGGTTTGCGGGAATTGGTCTTTTGTCAACGCCAACAATAAAATATCCCCGAGATCGAAGTTCTTTAATTAAGTGATGGGCCAAAAACCCCGCAGCCCCAGTGACCATTACTTTTATCATAGTGTTGCAACTCCCACATAGGTAAGAGGCGTGGGGACCTGAAGCATCGGGCGACCTGCGATGACGCTTTTATCTTGTTTGTACCATTCAAAAATTTTAAAATGGGATTCTATCAATTTTTTCGCTTGCCCTTCGTTATATAGATGTTTGTGACCGTCTGCAACTGCTTCATGGGGAATGGAAAAAATAAGGATGCCGCCGGGTGATAAGTGTTTTTTGACGTTTTCAAGAAAGAAGTCGGGGTTTTCGAGATGTTCGATAATCTCAAAAGCAATGATCACGTCCCATTGTCCTTGTGGGAACGATTTTTCAAAATCGCAAATGATATTTTCTGTCGGACAAAAGAAATTGAAGTACCGACTTTTTACGATAAAATCTTTTCTGCTATCTACCAGTGTGATTGAACGCGCAAAATAGCTTATGATGTGGGAACCGTATCCGTCTTTTGATCCGGCATCCATTACGTCCTTTCTCCATACATAATTCGAAGCAAACACGTAGCGTTCAAGATGCGGCGTAAAATGTAGTGGATTTCGTTTAATCATAATGCAATAGTTGTTCCGTCGGTTAAAGTTTTTTTAAATTCAAAAGGCGTTTTGAAGTCGAATCCTCGGCGTAGCCCGAGGTCAATCGCCATATTTGTGGGCGGAACCGCGGTAAGGTAGCCGGCCCGCACAAGCCTATCGGTATACTTTGACCCTGCCATAGGATCAAGATCAAACTCGCCAATTTCTTCATAGGTACTTCGCTTCATCACGAAACAGTTCGATCCGGCACGCATCGAAAGTTTAAAATCCTTTCCCGCGACGTTGATCGTGCCTTGATGGTACTTCTGCCGAAGGATATTTGTCGGATAGTCGAGCGGAGATACAATCAGTTTATCATCCGGATAATGTTCAAAAACCTTCAGACACGCCTCGAGCCATTCTCTCTGATAATGAAGATCGTTTGACGCAAGCACAAAATAATCTCCCCACGCAAGCTTTAATGCTTGGTTGTAGCCATAGCAAAAATTGAGATTGTCGGCGTTTCTTATGTAGTGAGTAATTCTTTTTTCTTCACATAGCTTGAGGAAGTAGATACTGTCGTCAAAACTGCCGCCGTTATCAACAACAATTATCTCAACGGGATTCTTCAACGAGCACAAAAGAGATTCAATAGAGTATCGAGACATGATACTGCGCTCGGGATTTTGCGCCCAATGAGTGAAGATTATCGAAACTTTTTGCATATTTCTTTTTGGCGTGTTATGTATTGTGTTTTGTCATATGGGTCGGTCACACCAAACCATTTATTTACCGAAACATAAAGTCCGGTTTTCTCAAAGTCCTGCCAATCCGGATTTCTCTTTTTTAGAATCCGTTTCAAAATTACCTTTGTATCAAACCCATCAATGATATATTTCATTGGAAGCGAGAAAGCAAAATTCACAATTCTTTTATCAAGAAATGGACATCGCGTTTCGATTCCAAAAGCAGAAGACATACGATCGGCCATACGCAAAAGTTCCTGCAGATTACCTCGGAACTCACGCCAGCGCTTTCTATGCAGGCGTTCCACAACCGGAAACATTGTTTTGTAAGAAGGAAACTTATTTTGTGCCTGTTCGTAAAGCGCCTCCGGCAGATACCGAATGTAACCGCCGAAAAGCTCGTCAGCGCCTTCACCGGAAAGAATAACTTTGACTCCTTTTGAACGTGTTTCCTCCGCAAGCTTCCATAAGCCGAACGCGGAGAAATGTTGTATCGGATAATCAAGGTGCCATACTATTTTTTCAAAAACATTCTCAAATTCTTTTTTGTAATTTCCGTCTTTATAGGTAAATTTATGTTCAAAATTGTGAAACGCGGCAATAAGGGAAGAATCCACGCCGCCTGAATAGTAAAGCCCATAGGGAACGTCGGATCGTGTACGAATTTTTATGGCGTCCTCAAAAAGAATCTCTAATTCTTCTTCCGGATTTTTTATCTCTACTTCCTCAAGCTGCCACCAATGAAAGGTGGTAATAGTTTTGCGGGCAATATCATATTGAAGACATCCTCCGGCCGACAACTCTTTCCAGTCATTTCTTTTGAGCGCTTTTGCTTCCGAGGCGAACTCAAATGGATCTTCACAGAAATAAAGCGGTTTCTCGCCGGCAAGGTCCCGAGCAAGAAGAATTGACTCGCCATCGTGGATTGCAAAAGCAAACATTCCGTTCAGCTTATCGAACATACCCGTGCCCCATTCCTGATACGCTTTCAAAAGAACTTCCGAATCGGATTTTGTCCGGAAGTCGTGTCCGAGATCTTCAAGTTCTTTTTTCAATTCCAGATAGTTGAAAATTTCACCGTTGAAAGAAAGAGTATATTTGCCGTCTACAATAGGAAACAAATCCGGTGATTCGAGATCAATTATAGCAAGACGTCCCATGCCGATTGTAAAATTCGGAGAGTAATTGTATTGGGATCCATCAGGCGCGCGATGCTTCATTATGTCGAGCATCTTTCCTACCCTATCAGGATTTTTTGATCCTGCGATACTACACATGGCATTTTGCGATAACCGGTGTATCTGCGACGAGCGCCGGTTCAAGGTTACAATTATACATCTCGATATTGTTGAAGCCGTTTGATTCAAGAAGTTGTTTAAATTCGTCGCTGGTGTATTCTCTGACGTGATTAAGATTCAATGGCGTCTTTGATCGTGGTTCTCCGGCCCATGCCGCACGATTCGGGGTAGAAATCCACACTATGCCATTGGGTTTTACGAGTTTCTTCAAGAACTCAAACAGTGGTTTGAACTCTTTGAGATGCTCGATGACTTCGATGCAAAATACCATATCAAATTTCATGAACTCTCGAGTGTCCGTTACCACGTCCACAAACATAAAATCAATTTGCGGCGACCAATATATGTTGTTTTTTTCTCGTTTGAACATCTGTTCGGACCAGCGAACATTTTCTTCGTTTTTATCAATACCGAGAATATAATCACACTCCTGTGATAAAATGTTCGTGCCAATGCCAAGTCCGGACCCAACGTCAACGGCTTTGGGCTTCCAGATAAACTTTGGGAACTGAACATTCTTTGTTACGCATTCATTCCGGATCCAATCTTTAAGCGCCTTGTAGAGGACGATTTGTGACTCCGGCATTATCCAACCCGTGCCTTTGAAACGGCCGTGAGCGCGCGTAACCATGTCAATCTCGGGAACCTCCGGATTTTCTTGATATTCCGGATCCGAAATGCCTGATTCATTGACTTGAATTCCTCCACTGACAGAAACAGAATTGGTAGTTTTTTCATAACATTGCATGCAGAGAAGATTGCCGAAGTCGTCCGGAATAGGCGCTTGGCAAACTTCGCATTTTTTATTGAGTTGGGGAGACATGTTCTTTTCCTTGTCCTTTAATTTGATTCGGGATTTCGACCTGTGTTTTCATCCACTCAAACGTTTGTTTGAGTCCTTCTTCCCAAGACGTTTTTGCACGCCACCCGAGAATCTCCCGGGCTTTTTCCGTTGAAAAATCCTCATGGATGGTTTGGTTTGGACGTTGATCGATAAATTGTATTTGAACAGCGTTGCCTACGACTGATGCAATGTTATGCGCCATGCGAATTGCGGAGATTGATTCCTCCGCGGTAAGGTTTATAACTTCACCTTTCCCTTGATCAAGTGCAAGGACAAGCCCATCTACGAGGTCATCAATATAAGTAAGAGTCCGATCTTGCTTTCCGTCGCCGTGCACTGTTATGGGCGCTCCTTTCATTGCTTGTTTGAAAAAGATGTACATACCAAGCGCCGGTCGCATGCCTTCGCCGTAGATAGTAGCGAATCGAAGAATGGTCCAGTCAAGGCCAAAGTTCTTGCCGTAGCCTTTGATAATCCACTCTGCAGCGTATTTTGAACAAGCATAAAGTTCAGACGGATTCGGCAACGTTGTGTCTTCTTCTTCAGGATACGTTTTTGTATTTCCGTATACGCAAACCGTGGAAGCATGAATTAAACGCTTGTGGTACTTCGCGCATAAAAACGCGACGTTATCCGTTGCTTCGACGTTTGCCCGGACCCCGCGATGTCCCTCTTCAATATCCTGCATTTTTGTAAGGTCGGCCTGCGCCGCAATGTGATAGACAACATCGACGGCCCGAATAGAAGCATCAAGCTGGCCGAGGATCAATAAATCTTTGCCGTCCACAATGTCGTAGCCATGGACTTCGTGGCCAAGAGACGCAAGGCGCGTTTCGAGTTTTGAAGCTATGAATCCGCGATTTCCAGTGATAAGAATTTTAGACATGTTTTTTCTTTTTCGCTTTAAGTTTTTTGCGGGGTCGAATGTTATGAGGATTTTGTTTTTCCCAAAGTAAATGTCCTACTCGTTTCCGTCGACGTTTGATAACTTTACGGAAGATTCGTTGTTGCTGATTCATTTTCAAAAAATAAAGGTTCTATAAAATGTTTAAATATATAATCATACGAATGCCGTTGCAGCGCTCGACGCTTTGCCTGCAAGGGTTTCATTTGTTCGAATTGCGAGGCGACTATCTTGCCAAGGTCAAGATAGTAGCGTTCATTTTCTTCCTTGTCATGCCGGTAATCAAAGTCGAAGTATAATGCTGTTTCAACAGCGTGTTCACGGAGTGTTCCAACAGCTTTATTAAGGACAAGCAAATTGCCAGACAGCATGGCTTCTAAGAGGACGAGGGAACTATTCTCACTGACAGTTGGAAAGATGAAGACGTTCGAGATCCTAAACAAGTCACTGACAATCTTGGGAGAAACGCCATGTTCGTAGCGCGGCGGGTCTTGCTGTGACGTAAAGATGAGGTCGTACGGCGTAATGCCTCGATCCGCAGCCCATACCATCGTGTCGGCAACCGTGCCTTTATCACGTTTTGCGTTTGCGTGCGCGTTCGGAACGATAAGTTTAGTTTTGTAACCAAGTTCTTTTAGTTTTGAATGAAGCTTGATTGCCTTATCCAATCCTTTGCCGGCAATCATTCGCGGCGTGGAAAGAGGATAGACAGAGATTATATCGGCTTCTAAAAGATCATAACGCTCGATTAAGTCTTCAACCAAAGGATGTAGATTCCAGAAGCCACGGACATCGCGCGAGTTCGGGACCACGCGCACATCCTTGAGCCAACAACCCATCATTTCTGCTAATTCATTAGCTTTGTCGTTATTGAGATAAATGAGAGTAGTCCGAGGAGGTAGGGTGTAACGGTTAGCGTGAGGGTTATTATCGAGAACTGGGCGAGAGCTTGGGGCGGAATGTATCCACGAAAATATTCGGCAAGACAAGTTAGACTCGCGGAGAGCAATGTTATAAGGGAGAAAGGTATCGATGAAAAATATGTCATGGCAAATAAGGTAATCTATATCCTGCATGTTTTTCTCGAACATGCCTTTCGCTTTTTCGACGTCTTCTTTCCAATGAGCTGGATAGCTGAACTCTTTGTACGGCTCGAGTATCAGTTGCGGCACAATCTTTCGGACTTCGACTCCTTCCGGAATAAGATGCTCGGGATCTTCAAATGCGGGAAGGACAAAAAGGACGGTTTTGTATTCGTATTTTACCAGAGCACGGAGTTGGTCCAATACGACAGAGCAAAGTGAATAAGCGGGGTCAATGGAATAAAAAGTTGTGAGAATGCCGATTGTTTTCATTTTTTTAGTATCGTATGGTCCATAATATCCTTGTTTGTCTGGTAATCTTTTCCCCTCCACCTTATTTATAAAGGCTTGTTTTTGGCGGGCAAGGGATTGAGAGATGAAAAATCTTATAGGTGTATTAGCTGTAGGACTTCCTATCTGTGCTTCATCATAAAGCGGGTTTGGGAATTTCTCATCAAATTCATTCAAAATCTCTTCTTCTAGGTTATTCATACCCACGTTCTCTTAATTAGTTTGCCGATTGTTTTTTCTTTCATATTGTTATCGAGTAAATTTCCATATCCTTGCTCCTTTTCGGGGAGGTTTGTAAGGGCGATACGGCAAATTCTCTTTAAAATCCGTTCTATACCCTAACCTTTAAACTCCCCACGAAAAGGAGCAAAGGATGAAAATTATCGTAAGAGGAAAACTATTCTTCTTCGTCTACCGGAAGTTCTTCACCTTTATCGGACTCCCCCACTTGTCCTGCAGCTGGAATTTCCTCATCGGGAGTTTCCTCTTTTTTTTCTTCGTCGTCCATACGAATGAATTTTTTATGGGATTGCGACCTTTTGAGATTCGCTGATGGGGAGATTGTTGGTAGACCAACCCCCAACGTTCCTACACAAAAGATTTGGATATACACCTATAGAATGTCCCTTGGGCTCAAATCTTTCAGGACTATGTTGTTGTCTCCCCCATCAACGAACCTCTTTATGATTATATAGCATAAATCTCCTCAAGCGCACCATTTTGAACGTGGCACTCTTTTGTGCCGTCGTCTTTGACCAGTACCTCGCCACCTTTTATACGACACGCATCTTCTGGATTTTCAGGTGGTCCTGGAGATACGGTAGCGCCTTTCTCACGTGCCTCCATTTCGACTCGGGTAGCGCGTGCTCGCTTTATCTTAAAGTTTCCATCATGCAATGCCCGAAGCCCAAGACGAAAAACTTCGGACTCGCTCCATCCGAGAGCACACAGTTCCCGAAGGAGCCGTGCTTCAAACTCGTTTATTCGGATTGAGATTTTGATCGTTCCCTCCATATTTGAATGGATTATTTTTATCGCCCATTCCCATTTGTTCGGCAAATGTAGACGGTCGGCCTATTTGCGGATCTCCAGCAAGTACGCGGAGAATATGCCACAAGCGTTCGTTCTCTGCGTAGATTTGCGTATTGCTAAACTCTACATGTTGTTGAAAATCTGCATTGAAACTTTTTGCTGCGGCAAGTTCGCGTTTCAAGGATTTTGCTTCGGACACGAGGTCATACTCCTTACCGACAAACGGATTATATTGGGTAGGGAAAAAAATAGCAGTCAGTTTCAAAATTGTCGCTTTCATCTTTGTGTGTTCCTCAACGTGCAGATTTGCTGCGGCTTCCAGTTCGTCGATTCGTTGTTGCTTCGTTTGCTTTTTCATAATTTTAACGTTTCCGGAAGTACCAACACCGGCGGCTCAAAATCTTCCGTATAATTATTGTCATAAGACCATGTTTCTTTCACATGCAGAAATGTTTTAAAGTGATCACGCCAGTCCGGATAAATCACAAAGCGGTAATTGTTTTTGTTCTTTGCGCCAAATTGCGCAACAAATGTTTCAACCACTTCTATATCCGTATTTTCCTCAAGCGCTTTCGCGTACGAGGCGACTTGCAACGGGAAGTGGTCGTGGATCGCGGACGACGACTTCCAATCTCCAACCATAATCTTGCCAGAAATTTTACATACGACATCCGCTCGGCCTGCGTAGCCATGCTTGCGAGAGTAGAGGGCAACTTCAGTTGCCAAAATCTCGGGAGAGTATTCACGATGCCACTTAACGAATGCATCGAGGCGATACCATTCTTCGGTTGACCATCCTCCTTCAAATAATTCTTCACCTTTAATAAGCGCTTCAATTCCATTATGGATGTTCGTACCGCGGACCCCTGCTTCTGACTTGATGCGTTGGCTTTCTTGCCACCCTTGCTGTGCGATCCATTGCGTAAGCTGTAACGATTGCGGGTAGGCATTGAGAATGGTAGTTGAAGATGGATAATAACCGAGGAATTTATCCTTGCCGGACACTTTCAGTATTTTTGAAACACCATACCAATGTCCGGCAAGAGTTTTGGCGAGCTCAATTTTGTAGTTTTTCTTGAACTTGATCATTTTACAAATCCCCCGCCGTTATTTCTTTCCCCTCAAGCCATTCGGTATCCATTACTCCATTCGAGAATACCTTGATAAGCTTGAATCCGGAGTATCCTTTTTGCTTCGGCGCGCCTTCTTCGGCAAACAGAAATTTTACTTTCTGCCCGATCTTGATTTTCTTCATGGCGCCGTCTATTGAGTCCCGGCCGCCCCATATAATAAGGGAATCGTCTTTGTCCGCTTTTACCGGCGGCTCAATGGGATTTTTCTTGTCGTCGGTTTCGTGGTACTCGCCGGCATCGGCCTTGAGTTCGTATACTTTTTTCTTGATAAGGCCCTTTCGTTCGTCACGCACTTCGCGCTCGACAACGTCGATAAGCGTGCCTTCTGCAAAATCGCCGATTTTTCCCCACGACACGCGCTTTGGTTTTATTTCTTGCCAGTCGCTCATAAAAATTTATTTTTAAATGACTAAAAGTTTACGATTTTAATTCTAATCCCCGTTTCAAAAACCAAGACAATCCATTTGTTTTCGACATACACATCGACCAGTGCCGCCGAAACCATTTCCTCAATTTCTTTAACAGAGTAATATGACATTGCTACTTTATAGTTTCTATTTCTTTCTTTGCCTTGTCAAGAATCGTCCACGTGCGTACAATAGAGAGACCGAAATATGAGGCAATATATTTCATTGGATAGCCCTTTTCTCGCATATCTATCATCTTTTTATTCCGTTCGTGATATGCAAGTAGATCTTCTTTTTTAGGTCTGCCGCGTTTTGCCATACACAAGTTATGCACAATACTAAAGGTTTATATTTCCATTATACTCTTTTTTACGATACAATCAAATAATTAGAAACGACTTGTGGATAACTTTTATGCGATACTTTCCGTCATTGAATTTCTACATCGGCAAACAAGAAATTTTTGACGAAGAAGAAATGGCGGAAGCCGATCGTTTGGAAGAAGAGTGGCGCGCCGAACGAGTTCCAACATTCCATGAGCTCGTTGAAATCTTTCCGGAGGCGAAAGGAGTTGTATTGAAAAAAATCCGAGAGAAAATCTCAACACATCAAAAAGAGTTACAATCTCTTCTTGATGTACAACGCTCGCATCAGAACAGCATAACAGACGATCCGAAAAACGCGGAACTTTATAAACACTGGATCAAAGAAATCGAAGAGGATAAAATCAATATCCGGAGGAAAATAAAAAAACTTGTGTTTTCCAGTGAGAGAATCGCGGCGCCACTCGAGAAAGAATGGATCAAGCGTGGTATTACGGATGCCGACATTGCCCAAGCAAAAGAAGCGCCTATTGAAAACTTTTATTCGGGGACCCTGCGCAAATACGGAAAGCGGATGAGCGGGAAATGCGAATTGCATAAAGACAATACAGCGTCTTTTGTCATCTACACGGATCAGAATTCATTTTTTTGTTATGGTTGCAACGTCGGTGGGGACTCAATATCCTATATCCAAAAGCTACAGAATCTCAATTTTATCGAAGCGGTTAAATTCATTTTGAAAATATGACGGAGGGATTCAAAAAAATCCACGACCTGATGCACGATTTTTATTTGATCGAAGATGAAGGCATCATCAAGCTTTTATGCGCGGCGGTCGTGGCAAACCGATTGCCATTTGATCCGGTATGGCTTTTTCTTGTGGCGCCGTCCGGAGGAGGAAAAACAGAAATGATTATCGCGTTAAACAAGGTACTCGGCATCTATCCCATCTCTTCTCTTACGTCAAAAACTCTTATCTCGGGGTTTCAACGAAAAGGAGAAGAAACATCGCTTCTCTTCAAAGTGAAAAACGGCATATTCACATTCAAGGATTTTACGAGTATCTTATCGCTTCACCAAGAAGAACGAAAAGAAGTCATGGGACAATTTCGCGAGATCTACGACGGCTCGCTAAACAAGTCGTTCGGGACCGGACAGGAAATTCGCTGGCGGGGAAAGATAGGATTGATTGCAGGCGTTACCACCATTATCCACGTTGCGCGGGACCTGTACGCGGCAATGGGCGAACGTTTTGTCATGTATTCGCCGGTCATTCCGGACCGGAAAAAAATGGCAGAGCGAGCTATGAATAACGTGGAGATCATCAAAGAAAAACGGGAAGAGATAAAAGATACGTTTGAAAACTATCTTGATAAAGAGATCGGCATACCCGTTGAGTTTCCCAAGACCCCAGAACATATATTTGAAGAAATCCGCGACCTGGCCGAGTTCTCAACCCGGGCGCGCTCTCCGGTTGACCGCGACTGGCGAAGCAGTCAAAAAGAAATCACATTTGTCCATACGCCAGAGATGCCGACGCGCTTCGCGGCACAACTCATTACGCTTACAAAGGCGTTTATGGTGATGAATAACGGCAAGGTTGAAGATCTTGACCGGCATATTCTTTATAAAGTGGCGCTTGATTCTATCACATCGACAAGAAGAAAAGTTCTGCAAGAGCTCACACGATACAATACGGTAAAAACCTCGGGCGTTGCAACTGTTTTGAACTATCCGACATCAACAACACGCCGGTGGCTTGAAGATTTAAACGCGCTTGAAATGGTCGATCGCGTAAAGGTTCCCGGCGGCGACTCATGGAAGATCAAAGACGAATACCGGAAGATCGTTGAAAAATTCGAGGGTATCAAAACACTTGATACGGAACTTACCGAGGCCGAAGCGGAGATACGTACCGATAAAGTCGAGGTTCCGACAACCGAAATTGTGCAAGCAGTTTAGAGAAGAATTAAGATAAAAATATGAAGAAAGAAAACAAATGTTCACATAAAGAAATAGA